TATTTATGTTCATCATATGAATCCAATAACTGTGAAAGATCTTGTTGATGTTACTGATTGGCTGCTTAATCCAGAATATTTAGTTTGCGTTAGCAAGAGAACTCATGATGCTATTCACTTCGGAGATAAAAGTCTATTACCAGAATTGCCTAAAGAAAGAACGCTAAATGACATGTGTCCATGGAAACAATAATGCGTTTGAACTTTAGGCAATAACCAAATGGAACGAAGCTTTAACGTTTTTATATCATTGCAGAAAGGAGGATCGTCGAGATGACCCATGATACGGACAGTATTCTAATCAGTATTAAAAAGCTTTTGAACATTGAAGATGTCGATACTGCTTTTGATGCAGATATCATGATGCTGATCAATTCTGAGTTTGTTACTTTGCAGCAACTTGGTGTTGGCCCAGCGAGTGGATTCAGTATTCATGGTCCAGAAGATACTTGGGTAGAATACGTAGACGATCCGCTTTTGCGAGAAACTGCAAGAACGTATATCTATCTTCGAGTACGTATGATTTTTGATCCACCCGCATCATCTGTTGTGTCTGATGCTATTAATGCTCGAATGTCTGAGCTTGAATGGCGTCTGCAGCATCAGGCAGAATACGACAGGATGCAAGAGGATCATATCGTTACTCAAAACAAATCAAAATACACAGAAGAATAGGAGGTGACGCAATGTGAAATATTATGCTGTGGCTGATGATCCTTCAGAGCTGATGCACTATGGTGTAAAAGGCATGAAGTGGGGTCAGCACATTTTTGGTGATAAACCAAGGAGTCCAGGTTTCAAGAAAGCAGTTTCTAAATTGCGTGCCTCTATGAAAAATGGAATCAAAGCCAAACAGGCGAAATGGAAACAGAATTCTGAGATTCGTTCTGCGAATAAAGAGGCTAAGCGAGAATACAAAGAAGCTAGATTGGCTCAACAAGCAGAATCTCGTTTAGGAGAAGTTTTAGCCAAACAAGGTCAGCGAGCGATTCGTAAAGAAATACGAAAAGAAAATCGTGCTGAGCGTCGTGAACAGCGAAACATGGATCGATATATGCAGAAGGCTCGTCATGGAACTCTGAAATATAAGAAGCTCCGTGATGATCAGATCCAGTCCATTGCTGAGCGACTTAATCTAGAGAATCAGGCAAGACGACTTTCCGGTAATGAGACTCCGCACATGTTGACACGAATCAGACGGTCTATTGGCGAAGGTGTTGTTCGTGGCGTTGGTGCAGCTGTTGCTACAGGTATTGAAGAAAATGCCCGGGCTAGGGCACGTTACAATGCTAATAAGAAGTACGGAGCTAAGCAGGCCAGACTTGATGCAGAACAGAAGAGAATTAAAGATCGTCAGCAACTTAAAGCAGATCGTAAGAATGCAAAGTACGAAGCTAAAGCTGAACAAGAACGAGAATATTATAAGATGCTGGCTGATGAAGGTCGACTTGGCAATAAAAAGAGATCTTCTGAACTTTCCGGTTATAATGCTAGAAAGAAACAAACCGAACGTGAAAGAAAGTTTAATGATGAAATTAATAGTGCCATAATTCGTGGATATACAAATCGTGTATCTAATGGAAATATGGAAGCTGCTAATTCATATCTTGATCGGATGACTTCTGGCGACTGGCGTAGTCAGGTTCTTAATTCTTATGGCAGTAGTGTGCGTAAGAAAGACGACGCATTTACACCACCGCCTTCCCGTTATGAAACTTTTAGGTCAAATGTTAGAGGATTAAGATATAGAAAATCTGGTACGGTAACCCAAACACAGAATATGAACGATTGGATTAATGCCACCGATAATGGCATTCCGTATGGCAGTCGCACAAATTGGTGGACTCATGCACGTAGACCTCGGAGATACAGATAAATGCTCTATCTCTCAAATACAGCCACGCCGAAATATTTTGCACAGTTTCGTGAACAGGTAATTCGTGGAGAGATTCCGGTTTGTCGGGAGATTTCCATGGAGATGTATCGAATTCAGGAATTGATTGATAATCCTGGTGTATATTACGATCCACAGCCTGTTGAAGCTTTCATTAATTTCTGTGAAGGCGAAATGACGTTGACAGATGGTAGTCCCTTGAAGCTTCTACCATCCTTTAAGCTTTGGGCTGAGCAGCTCTTTGGTTGGTATTATTTCGTAGAGCGTAATGTTCCTGTGACGGGTCCTGATGGATACAGTGTACACTATGAAACTCAGACCATTAAGAAACGGTTGACGACAAAACAATATTTGATCGTTGGTCGAGGTGCTGCAAAGAGTATTTACGATAGTTGTGTCCAGGCATTCTTTCTGAATATGGACAGAACGGCAACAGATCAGATTGTTACTGCTCCTACCATTCGTCAGGCAGATGAAACTCTTGGACCAATTCGAACAGCAATTATTCGATCCCAGGGTCCTATGTTCAAATTCCTAACCGAGGGTAGTATACAGAATACAACTGGATCTACTGCCAAGCGGCCAAAGCTTGCGTCTACGAAACTGGGTATACAGAATTTTTTAAACGGGTCGATCATTGAACCGCGACCCATGACCATTGCAAAATTGCAGGGTCTACGTCCTAAGGTGGCGACCGTTGACGAATGGCTGTCGGGAGATATTCGCGAAGACGTGATCGGAGCCATTGAGCAGGGCGCTTCCAAGCTAGATGATTATGTCATTCTGGCGACAAGCTCCGAAGGAACGGTTCGAAATTCCAGTGGTGATAATATCAAAATGGAATTGATGAAGATCCTGAAGGGTGAATATGTAAACCCACATGTGAGCATCTGGTATTATAAGCTGGATGACGTAAAAGAAGTTGGCGATCCTCGCATGTGGATTAAAGCAAATCCCAATATCGGAAAAACTGTAAGTTATGAGGCGTATCAACTGGACGTTGAAAGAGCCGAGCAGGCTCCAGAAGCCAGGAATGATATTCTTGCAAAACGTTTTGGTCTTCCCCTTGAAGGATATACGTATTTCTTTACTACAAAAGAAATTCAGCCGCATAATCCAAGGAAATTCTGGAATATGTGTTGTGCTATGGGCGTTGACCTTTCACGAGGCGATGACTTCTGTGCATTCACATTTTTGTTTCCTTTGAATGACGGATCATTTGGTGTGAAAACACGAAACTACATATCTGCATCAACATTTGTGAATCTACCGAATTCTACCAGATCAAAATATGATGAATTCATTGATGAGAATAGTCTCATGGTTATGGACGGGACAATCTTGAATCTAATGGATGTCTATGATGATCTTGATCGGTATATTCAGGAAGAGAAATTTGATGTTCGATGTGTTGGTTATGACCCGTATTATGCGAAAGAATTTATTGAACGATGGGCGGTAGAAAACGGCCCATTTGGAATTGTCAAAGTTATTCAGGGATCAAGAACGGAAAGCGTACCGCTTGGCGAGATAAAGAAACTGGCCGAGGATCGCATGTTGATTTTTGATCAGAAGATGATGACATTCACAATGGGTAATTGCATTACGATCACTGATACGAACGGAAACCGTAAGCTTTATAAGAAACGGAACGATCAGAAGATTGATAGTGTTGCCGCCATGATGGACGCCCTGGTTGCTTATAAGATGCACCGGGATGCGTTTGAGTAAACATTACAGGAGGTTATATTATGCCATCCTATTATGGTGTAATACGCTCCTCTGAATACCTCACGCACTACGGTGTTAAAGGAATGAAGTGGGGTGTACGACGGGCGCTTGAGCGAGGTAGTGACCGTGCTCTGGCGCGTCAGTATCGAAAAGCTGAACGTAAGCTTCAGAAACTGACAAAGCTTGGTGTTAACAAACAGAAGTATGCCAGACGTGCTGCTCTGTATGGTACTGGAGCAGCTGCTCTTGGTAGTGCCGCATTGGCTGGAACAGAGGGTATCGGTAATTTTGTTAGACGCATTGGTCAACGTAAAGTGCATTCTGCATTAGCTGTAAGCAATTTGACACGAAATGGTGTATTAAAAGCAATACGTGAAACTCCAGAAGGATCTTTCTTGAAAAATGTTCCTGGAGCCATAACTCGTAGTGGTACAAAGACAATTGGTCGTGGTAATGCTATAAAACAGTTTGGTAGATCTGATAGTATTGCGAAATTGATTAAGCCTTACGAAAAGGAAGCTTATACACCGACCGGAAGCACTAACGGAAGACTCGCATACAGAGATAAAAATGCAAATTCTGTGTTCCGTCAATTTAATAATGACCAGTATCTTCGTGGTGCTGCCGCTTTGGGTGCTGCTGGTCTTGGAGTTGCTGCCGCTCGAAATGCTTATCGTGCTGCTACGGCTAATCGGAATATTATCAAAGCAGCTAAGTGGAAAGCTGAAATGGATCGAACCTTTGCTGGTACTAAGTATGCCAATGGTATCCCAACAAATAAACGGCGCCGTAGAACACGCGGATAAAATAAACGGAGGAAATCAAAATGAATAATGAATCCTATTATGGTGTAACACGCACTGATGAGTATCTTGCTCATTATGGTGTCAGAGGTATGAAGTGGGGCGTTCGGAAGGCTCGTGAAAGTGGAAATATGGGAGCTCTTGGACGGCAGTATAAGAAAGCTCAGAAGAAGCTTGCTAAACTCGAAAAGCGGGCTGCTAAAGCTGATAAGTATAGCAAGCTGGCAAAGAGACTTGCTGTTGGTGCTGCTCTGACTGGTGGTGCCGCTGCGGTTGGTACTCATAATCTTGGTAATTTTATGCAGGATAATGCTAAAGTTGCTGGAACTGCAGTTCGCGGTGCGGGATCTGCTTTAGTTGGTGCTGGACAGCTTGTGTCTAGAATCAAGGGCGGGAGCAAAGTGGGTGGTAGATTAGTTGGTACTGGTTACAGATTGCAGAGCAAGGGTAAAGAAGCAATTGCTGCTGTTGGACGTGCTGGTGGTGCTGTTAAAAGGTTTGGAAACAGTACGGCTATTAGTGACGCTATGATAAAAGGAGCTCATGGTGTTGCTGGCGCTGCTGGTAAAGTTGGACTCGCTGGAGCGGGTGCTAGAGCTTATAATCGTGCTCGAAAAGGTCTTGAAGGCGTGTCTAATAATACTATGCTTCGCATTGGTTCTGGTGCTGCTTCTGCAGGTATGGCTGCTGGTGCTGCTTATAATGCCTATCGTGCAAAAACAGCCAAGAAACAGGCTCAGCGTTTCCGTTCTGAAATGAATAAGGCTTTTGCTGGAACACAGTATGATCGTCGGCGGAAGAAGAATCGGCGGGGTTAATTTCTCAATGACGAGAAAGAACAAAGAAAAGAAAGATAAAGTAAATTAGTCCGATTACTAAAGCAAAGATTTTGGGAATTATCTTTGCGTTGTATTCCCTCTTTTGTTTACGCTCTTCTTTATCTTTTGCTTCCATGTCCATGATGTGGCGCTTTTGTTCGAAATTCAGTTTTATGGATTCATTTACATAATTTTGCATTTCGGGCAGATAAGAACCGCAGAAGCTGCAATGAGTGGCTATCTTGTCAGATGTGAAGTATATTGTTCCTCCACAGCTGGGACATTTCGTGGACAGGACATGCTGATTGCTAGGCATTTTAATTAACTCCTTTCTTATGACATTTTATCACATCTCTCTAAAAAATCAAAATGGAAATAATCGCGAGGTGACTCTATGGCCTCAATTGGACAACGGCTCCAGCATGCCTGGAACGCCTTTCGAAATAACCGGGATCCTACGATGATTGACGTGAAGCCAGCACAGTATGGCTATAGCAGTTTTAATCGTCCGGACCGGCCAAGGATGACACGTGGAAACGAACGTTCTATTGTTACGGCTATTTACAACCGAATCGCCGTGGACGTTGCCGCTGTCAAGATTAAGCATGTCCGGATTGATGAAAATGGTCGTTATCAGGAAACGATTGAATCTGGACTTAATAACTGTTTGACCCTGGACGCCAATACGGATCAGACTGGGCGACAGTTTATTCAGGATGTTGTTATCAGTATGTTCGATGAAGGCTGTGTGGCTATTGTACCTACAGACACCGATATCAATCCCCGAATTACTGGGGGATACGATATTCTGAGCCTTCGGACAGCCAAGGTTGTGCAATGGTGGCCTGAAGAAGTGAAAGTGCTCCTTTATAACGAGCAGAAGGGCATTAAGGAAGAGATTGTTCTTCCAAAAAGGATGGTTGCAATCATCGAAAATCCTTTCTACGCCGTTATGAATGAACCAAGTTCCACCCTTCAGCGATTGATTCGAAAGTTGCAACTTAAAGACCAGATCGATGAGAGCACTGGTTCCAATAAGCTTGATCTGATTATTCAGCTTCCTTATGCCGTAAAGACCGATGGACGAATTCTTGAGGCTGAAAAGCGAATCAAGAAGATCGAAGAGCAGCTGGAGAAGGGCAAGTATGGGATTGCCTATACGGATGCAACTGAAAAGGTAACTCAGCTTAATCGTACGCTGGAAAACAATATGCTGGAGCAGATCCGGGATTTGACGGCTCAGTTGTATGCATATCTGGGCATAACAGAAGAGATCATCAATGGGACCGCTGATGAAAAGGTCATGCTGAACTACTATAACCGGACTATTGAACCAATTCTTGGCGCTATCTGCGATGAAATAAAGCGCAAGTTTCTGACCAAAACGGGACGCACCCAGGGTCAGAGTATTATGTATTTCCAGGACCACTTCAAACTTGTGCCTGTTAATAATATCGCTGACATTGCTGATAAGTTCACACGGAACGAGATTCTGACGGCAAACGAAATTCGCAGCATTATCGGTATCAAACCCAGTGATGATCCGAAGGCTGATGAACTTCGCAATAGCAATATGCCTATTCAGGACAGAGATCCCGCTCTTGGCGAAGAGGAACCCGTGGATCCACAGGAACTGGAAGAAGCTCGGAAGACATTGCTTGATGCTGGCCTAACCGAAGACGATCTGAAGGATCTATCTGAAGCTGAAATCATTGAGCTGGCTGAAAAGTACAAGAATGGTGATCTTGAGGAAGAAGAGGGCGAAGAGGAAGCTACTCCGGCACCCGAGAGCACGGCTGCGAATACCGGATGATCCTGACATTCGTACGCAACCAAACTAATGGAGGAAATCAAAATGGCGGATAACAGACCTTATGACATTTCTGGCTGGGCGACGATGTGCAACATTCGCTGCAGTGATGGCCGGACAATCCGCCCGAATGCTTTTATCGAGAATGACGGTGACGAAGTTCCGATGGTTTATCAGCATTGCCATACAGATCCGGAAAACATTCTGGGTCATGCGTTGCTGGAGAACCGGGATGAAGGTGTCTACTGTTATTGCTGGTTTAATCAGAACGATAAGGCGCAGGCGGCCAAAAATGCGGTGGCGAACGGCGATAATAAGCAGTTCTCCATTTACGCGAATCAGCTTGTGCAGAAAGGAAACGATGTGGTTCACGGCATGATCCGTGAGGTCAGTCTGGTGCTGACTGGAGCCAATAAGGGAGCCCGCATCGAGAATCTGAATTTTGCGCATAGCGACGGAACTTACGATACGGATGACGAAGAAGCTCTGATTTACAGCGAGCCTCAGGATATTTGTCATTCAGAAGATGGTATGGAGGACGCAGATATGGGCGAGAATGAAGGATTCGACATTCAGTCTGTTCTGGACACGATGGACGAAAACCAGATCGCCGCTGTGCAGGCTCTGTATGAGCAGGGACAGCTTGACGCTCTGGCGGAAATGGGCATCGATCCTAACGCTGAGGCCGATGAGGACTACGAAGACGAAACCGACGAAGACCTCGACGATGATGAAAACGACGAGGAAGACGACGAAGACCTCGACGATGATGAATACGACGAGGAAGACGACGAAGACCTCGACGATGATGAATACGACGAGGACGAAGAAGATGATGAAGACGAGGATGACGACGATGAGGTCGAGCATTCCGAATTTGGAGGTTATGGTTCCATGAAGAAGAATGTGTTTGATGGCACTATGGATGAAGTTGGCGGCAATGCGCTGTCCCATTCCGAACTCGATACGATTTTCTCCGATGCGAAGCGTGGTGGCAGCCTGAAGGATGCTGTTCTTTCCCACAGTGCTGAGTATGGTATTGACCAGATTGATTGGCTGTTCCCGGACTACAAAAATCAGAATGTCCCTCCCGAATTCATTAAGCGGGAAATGGACTGGGTCCAGAAGGTGATGGGTGCTGTGCATCATACTCCTTTCAGTCGGATTAAGTCCATGTTCGCCGATATTACCGAAGATGAAGCTCGGGCGAAGGGTTACATCAAGGGTCATCTGAAGAAGGATCAGGTCTTCACGCTGCTGAAGCGTACTACTGATCCGCAGACTGTGTACAAGAAGCAGAAGCTTGATCGGGACGATGTGCTCGACATCACTGACTTTGATGTTGTCGCCTGGATCAAGGGCGAAATGCGGATGATGCTGGATGAGGAACTGGCTCGTGCTTTCCTGATTGGTGATGGCCGTAGCACTGCCTCTGAGGATCATATCGAAGAGTCTCATGTTCGTAGCATCTGGAAGGATGACGATCTGTTCACCGTGAAGGTTCCTGTGACCCAGGTTCAGAATGAAGCCTTCGCAAAGACTATCATTAAGACTATTATCAAGAATCGGAAGCTCTATAAGGGCAGCGGTGATCCCATTTTCTTCACAACTGAAGATGTGCTGACTGAAATGCTGCTGCTTGAGGATGGCATTGGGCATTTCCTGTATCCGACCAAGGCTGCTTTGGCGACTACGCTGCGTGTACGTGACATCGTTACCGTTCCTGTTATGGAGCAGGCTGGTACTCGTACGGATACCACTGGTAACAGTCCGGTTGTTTGGGATCTGATCGGTATTATGGTCAACCTGAGCGATTATAACGTCGGTGCTGACAAGGGTGGCAGCATTAACATGTTCGATGACTTCGACATCGACTACAACCAGCAGAAGTATCTGATCGAAACCCGGATTTCTGCTGCACTGGTGAAGCCGTTCTCTGCTCTGGCGATCGAAGTGCTGCATGCCAGCAATCCGCTGAATATCACCGGTTCTATGCCCTCTAAGCCCTGGCAGAAGGCTCCCAATGGAAACTATCAGGATCCCATTCCTGAAGAACCCGATGATCCTGATAATCCCTAATCAGGGGTGATTAACGATGGCCAGATTTTCGGGGACAGTGGGATTTCTCCAGACCGTGGAGACTGATCCAGAGAACCA